TAAATTACCAGCTTCTTCAGCACCTATTTTTAGTGTATAAGTTAGTTTTGTCATACTAACTAAAGTTTCACCACTAAATTCTGTTATAAAACCAAATTGTTCATTTAGTTTATGGAAATTTTCTTCTATTTTAACACCTGTTACTCCTAATTGAAAATTATTAATGGCAGCTGTTTGGAGATTTCTAGAGAACTGCATAGATTCTCTTTGAGTCATCATCATTGAACGACCTAATTTCTTAGTGTTTTCATCAGCGGTCATCATCCCCTTAACTAATTCAGCTATAATAGCAACAGGACCTAAGGCTTTAGCTAATGACTTACCTATAGTACCAACCATTTTACCTGCAACTTTAAGTTGTTTAGCCATTGGGGACATTCCTTTACCCGCTGTACCTGCTAATCTAGCAGCCTCTTTTCTACCACCTTTTATTGCATCATCTAATCCTAATTTTTTTCCTATATCTCCAGCACCTATCTTATCTAAAATACCACCAAGTCCTTCAGTCGCCTTGCCAGCAACACCCATATTATCATCTATTTGTTTAGCAAAACTTTCTATTTCATCATATTCTGCTTTCTGGTCTCTTAGAATATTTAATTGGCTTTCATATAAACCTAATAAAGCTAATTGATCATCTTCTAAATTTTCTACCGAGTCACCCAATGTATCATATAAGGAGACATTATTTTTTAAAATTTCTTGAATATTAATATTGGATACCCCAAATTTTCCTACTGCTTGGTTTAATTCTACCCCTAAAGAATTTTCTTTTTCTCTTAATTTATTTCTATCTTTTTGTAAATCATTTAAGGTTTTTTCTCCAGTTACAATATCTTCAATTTTAGAATTTATTGTTGATGATATACTAGCTATACCCCTAAAAGCAGCAGCCGTAGAAGTTGCTTGAATGGAGGAATCGAATACGGCTTTTGCAAAACCGCGAGCTTCATCAGCAAGGTTTCTTTGTTCAAAAAGAATTTCGTTTAGATTTTCTTTTATCTTCTGTTGTGTATTAGCTGCCTCGTTTAAATTATCTTTAAATTCACCTGCTGATTTTGCATTTTCATCCATTGTAGCCATGAATACTTATTTTATTATAAATATTGAAAAAATTAATTATTTATAGCTACTTTTATTTTGATATGGTTTAGAAGCATTTTTAAATGCGGGGGCATTAACTTTACCATCTTCTCCTACTANTGAAGTTTTACCTGAAGTTTGTGCTGCTTTTTGTGCTTTATTTTTTTCTTCATAAAANTCAGATATTTGTTTAAAAGTAAACTTACGTAACCATACTGGCATATTNTATACNGTATGATANTCNTATCCACCTTTACCATGAAATAATATAGAATGTATTTGGGTAAATAACCCAACTCTAAATTGAGGTGCTATTTTAGAGCTCAGGCCAAAAAAAGCTTATCCCTATTGGGATAGCTACCTCCTCTCCTTCTTCATCAATATAACGAAGATTTACATCAGGTTGGGTATCTCTAAGATGTTTTCTTAGAGCTTTAGAATCAATTGCTAATAAATAATTATCTACAAATTCTCTTATTTCTTTAACTCCATCTTCACCATTAACAGAAGTAATAATATACTTTAATCTAGTACTTAATTCTGGGGATGAGTTTTTATTAATTTTCTTTAATCCTTCTAATTCTCTATCTATTTTACTTTCATCCCCTCCAGTTAAAATTTTATAAGTAATTGGAGTACTAGTATAAGGGAGTGTAAATGAAAATTCATTTTTACCTTTTATAATTAAAGATTCATCAAATTCTTTATTTTCTAATTTACTTAAATCTACAGTTTTTTCTTCTCCTCTATAAGTAAATTTATATTCTGCTCCATACCCTAATATACGAGTAGCAATTAAAACTGCATTTTTATCTCCTAAAATTAAGTCTTTTACTGTTGCCCCTTCAGTTAAAATTACAGATTCTAATAATTTATCTAATACTGTGCCTTTTTCGATATAAGATTGGTTAGTTAAAATATCTTCTTCCTTAGCAGTCATATATTTAATTTCTATCTTACCACTAGATAAGGGATTATCTTCAGGATACACTAATCCTTTAGAGGGTAATTCTACTTCTTCACTTGGGAATTTAAATTCAGCCATAATCTTTATTTAGTTAAAACGTTTTTTACATTAATACATATTAACATAAAAAAAAAGCTTGGCAAAGCCAAGCAATTTTTTAAATTAAGGAGTAAGTAAAATTTTTAGAAATTTAATACACAATAATCTGGTTGTACAGTCATTGTAATTTCTTGAGCAGCATTTTCAGTATCCCAATTAAAGTCTCCAAATGAAGCCTCTGTAATTAAAGCACCTTTGATAATCCATTCTGAAACGATATCACCTACAGGTCCTAGTACATTAATTGTAAGATCTTTTTTATAGAAATCACTATAACCATCTCTACCAGTTACTGATTCATGGTGTAATCTAACCCATTCCATTACTGATTGTGCACCAGATGGTGTAATTGGGTCAAATAATGTAAACTGGATAGTCCCCCAAGTTGTTTTTCCTTTTACAAAACGTTGAACGTTAATATGATTTAAGGGTACTGTTCCTTGTGATACATTTACAGCTCCAACTCCCTTCATGATATAAGCGGGAAATCCGTCTACAAAGCATATAAATCTATTTTGCTGCTTTGGTTCAAATGCTGTGAAAAATATTTCGTTTGGGTTTAATACTGCCATTTTATTTTTTTATTTTATTATAAATATCTATCTTTTTTCTTTTTATGCTGGAAATGTTGCTCCAGTTGGTAACACATTAAAATCTAGTATGATAAATTCAGCTGTTTTAGTTGGTTGTAAGAAAATTTGTCCAATTAACTCATTTCTGTCTATTACATCTGGTGTGTTATTGCTCTCATCCATTACTACTTTAAAGGCATATAATCCTTGACGTTGCTGAACACTTTCTAAATATGGATTTACTTGTGTTAAGAAATTTTGTCTAGTTGCAATTGTATTTTGTTCAAATACTAAATTATCTGCAATTTGAGAAATATATCCTTTTAAAGCAATTAATAATCTACGTACATTTACTCTATCTAATGCCGAAGCAGCTTTTTGTAATGTTTTTTGACCAAATACTACAACTCCTTGTTGTGGGAAGGTTGCAATTGGGTTAACATTAGCTTCATATAAAGTATCTCTATTTGTAGATGTTAATTTTCTTTCAGCTCTTACTACATTTAAACCTCCTCTAGTAATACCTGCGGGAGCAAACCAGGGATCACTTGAAGCATCTGTAAAGGCATATACTCCTGGTATCATGGTTGAAGCTGGAACAAATACTAATAATCCTGTGTTAGGATCAACTGTTTGTAACCAAGGCCAATAAGCAGCAGCATAACTTGTGTTTGGGCCTGTAGCTTGGGACGTAACAGTGGTTATTGGTGTATTATAAGGGACTAAATCCATTACATAAATTGAATCTCCTCTAGAAATAGTATTATTTTTAACAGCATTAACCTGAGTTCCATAATTCTCTAAATATAAACCTGGGGTGGAAATTACATTATATTGATAATCATCTTGATTTGCTAATAAAGCAATAGCATCATCATAATCTGTTCCTATTAACCCTTGTGTATTTATATTATCAATATTTTGATAAAAATTAGCAGGGTATCCTGTTGGTATATTTGAACCTACAGCTGAATCAAAAGATCCTGAAGATATAGAAGGTAAAGATCCTGTAAATTCATTTTTTGCTGTTCCATCATTATTAAAGAAATGAGGAGTATTGAAATTTACCTGTTTTACTCTTATGTAACTAGAGATATTAGGGTAAGATCCTGATTCTTGTAAGAAAGTATCTGCCCCTTGTGTTACTAATGTACTAGATAAATCACCAATTGCTCTTGAAATGTAATTTGAAGCAAAAGGATCTAAAGAAATATTATTATATGATTCTAGAAATACCTTTTGATTATTATTATCATTACCTCTTCTAACAGCTAAAGAAAATACACCTGAACCTGTGTTTACACTAGTAATTTCCCATCTAATGTTATCGGCAGAACCTGATTCTAAAGCTCCTCTAGTAGTTTCAGTTATACCGGAATTCATTATTTCACCTTCAGAAATAGTTTCTAATACGAAAGGAGAGACACCTGAAGTTGGTCCTCCTGAACCTGTTGGGATTAGAGTACTAGTAGCTGGTGTCCAATTTGCGGACGAAGAAACTACACGAGTTACTAATAATGATTCACCACCTTGTTGGAAATAATTATTAGCTGAAATTGAAGTTAAATAAGTATAATCAGATGAACCACTTTCTAAAGAACCTCCAAAAATTGCTTGGAATGAACTAAAAGAACTAACATATGTAGGTTGTTCAACTGGGCCTTTTACTGTTGGACCAATAATAGCCGCACCTGGGGTTAATGGTGGAGATGTTATTAAGCTTTGATCGTTTTCTCTTGCTAATACTCCTGGAGATATTAATGTTTCTGCCATTTTAAATATGTTATTTTAATAATGTTTTATTATAAATATTAGAAGAGAGTTCAAAAAATTATTTTGTTAAGGTAAATTCTCCTGTTTTTAAATCAATATTACCCTCCCCATATTTCTTTTGTAAAAGTTTAGCAGTATTGTTAGATTCTTCTTGTAGATTAGTAAATTTATCTAAAATATCATTTCTTTTTCCTTCCATTAATGCAAATTGAAGATTTAAATTACCTAATTCCCAAATTATTTCGGTTTGTTTTGTTTGGTAACTATTTAATTCTTTTAATTCTTTTTTAGTTAGTTTAATTTTTTTACTCATAATTTTAATTTTTATTTTTGTTATATATTATAACATACAAAATATTTATAAGTTTTCCACGTAATTTTAAATTTTTCTTACCTAACAATTAAAAGCCTTCTAGGAAAAGGAGGGTTATCTTCATCCATTGTTTCTAAATCAAGACCCCATGCTCCTAACCAACCACTTATTACATCTGCAGGTCCTGCTGAACCCAATGCAGTTGTTCCTATTCGAATAGTATGTGAAACATCATCAAAACCATAATTATAATATGACAGCATATTAGACGACCAACCAAAAGTATCTGTTGAACCTTGATTTCCTCTTAGGTAATTTCCCTGAGCGGTTGTTGGGGTATTTGTTAGGCCAACATTAACAAGAAATTCAGTAAACCCTGTATATCTTACTCCTGATGTTACGTCTCTAGAAGCTCCTCCTATATTTGCCCCAAGTAATAACCTTTTTTGGGATTCGGCTAAAGTAATATTAATACCTAGAGTATCTGATCTCCCATCGGAAACAAAAGGTGTTTGTATTATATCTTCTGTCGAAGTAAAATCTAACACTAATTCATTAGCAGTACTTATATTTTGATTACTAGCCCCTTCATTTGATGATTTAAAAACCCTACACCCATCTTTTAATTCAATAAAAGCCATAAAATGAGAACCCAAAGTAGGAGTACCACCATCTACATCTGCACCACCTTGATTATTTGCAGTTCCATCTCCTCTATAACAGAACATATCTACTTCAGTGCCCGTAGTGGCTTCTATTATATTTGTAAAAAGGGAACCATTTTCATCATTACTACTATTTCTATAATACGAATATGCTTTAGTTGTATCATCTTTTGTACCATCAATTCTAAACCCACCCCATCTTTGAGTTCTACTATTACCAAAACCTTCAAAGAAGTATGAGCCAAAACATAAATATCTTTTATCATCCCCTCCGTTAAGAGTAACAGTATTAGATGAAAAAGATATATTACTCCCTGCTAAAGATTCTGTAAATCCTACGACTTGGTTAGGGGTAGTACCTCCATAAAGTGCATTACTAGTTGATTCAAATATAGCAGCATCATTAAAATAAAGAGAAACAACTTCTATCCCACATATTTGTAAACCTCCGGTAACTACATCAACATCTCTTTTCCATTGAAATTCATAACTACCTAATGCTGTAGGGTTTAATTCTAAGGCCATTGTTCTTACATATGATCTATCTGAGGATGTGTTGTTTCTGCTAAAACCTCCTGTTTGGGATGAGGTAAAATTACCCCCAGATGTAGTTTTATTAAATCTTGCTTGGGGTTGAAATCTACCATTAGATGTACTTTCAAATTCAAAATAACCTATAAAAAGATACCCATCAGCTAAACCTGTTGATGGGAGTGTTATTTTACTTTCAAAATTACTCCAAGTATAAAAAGTACTAGAATTCTCTTGTGGTGTTGCTCCAAAAATACTTGCAGGTGATGAATAAGAAGTTGTTGGAAATGTATTTTGAATGGGGGATTCATTTGATATTCTAAATACTTCGTAAGCCATATTTTAATATTAATTATTGGGGAATACAAGTGATACTTATGTCTAAATTAGTAAGTGCTGTAGCTGCTGATGTTGTTAATGCTATCCATCGGTTTGCTGCAATATTAGCGGTATTTATAGTAAAAGACTCCCCTGTTGTACTTGTAGCTGCTTGATCGGATGTAAAAGTTTGAACTGTAAGAGACGTTCTGCTTGAACCTGATTTTACATTAAAAGAAACTGAAGGGCTTGTTCCTGAAACAGCAGTGTGAATACTAGATATTGTAATCGCTTCTGTAGTATACCATAATAATATATTTTCTGAAGCACCTATGGTTTCTACAGATAAGGCTTTTACTAATTTTAAAGAATTTAAAGCATTTGCTGGTAGTATTGCATCGACGTTTCCTGATGTTACTGTTCCTAGTGTTGTTAATGAGCTATCGCCTGGGTAAGCTGTTGCATCTGATAAGTTGAATGCTGGGGTTGCGTCTGTCCCTCCTAAAGATAATTGTACTCCTCCGTAACTTACTGTGCTATTGCTTAATTTACTGTTAGTAATACTCCCTGCAAGTTGAGCGTTAGTTATAGTTCCTACTAAAGCAGATGTTGGGTAATTTGTTGCGTCTGATAAATCAAATGCTGGTGTTGCGTCTGTTCCTCCTAAATCCAATGATACTCCACCAAAACTAACACTATCATTTACAAGTTTTGAATTTGCAATTGAACCAGCAAGTTGTGAATTAGTTATAGTTCCTACTAAAGCAGATGTTGGGTAATTTGTTGCGTCTGATAAGTCGAAAGCAGGAGTTGCGTCTGTTCCTCCTAAAGATAATTGTATCCCACCATAGCTTACTGTGCTGTTAGTTAATGCAGTGTTGGCTATGTTTGCAAGAGTACCGCCTAATGTGATAGTTCCTGTTGTTGTAATAGGACCACCTGTTAAAGTTAAGCCGTTTACACTTCCTGCTGTAGCTACACTAGTTACTGTACCAGATCCTCCTGCTGCTACCCAATTAACTCCTGTACCTGTACTAGATAATAATTGTCCTGCTGTACCTGCATCAGTGTTAGCATCATATAAAATGCCGGTAAATCTTGCTGGCCCACTAAATGTTTTATTTCCACTAATAGTTTGTGTAGAAGTTAAATCTACAGCCCCAATATCACTTATTAATTGTGTACCTGTTCTGTATTCTACTGTTCCACTATCACTTACTAGAAACTTATCCGTATCAGTAATAGCATTATCAATAAGTCCAATATCTAGAGCACTATTTTTAATTCTTACAGATGTATTGACATTATCAATTTCTATATGTGTATCATTAGAGAATCCTGTAGAATCTCCTATCTTTATAAGCATGTCACCTCCAGACTTGTCGTATACAAAGAAAGGTTCTCCAAATATCTCATCTGAAATAATAAAAGTTTCGTTAGTATTGTTAGCTTTTAAATCAAATGATGTTGATGTAGTACTTAAGGTGATTCTTCCGGATGATGTACCGTCAATA